GGACCACCAGTTCTGGATTTTATTTTAGTATATTTTGTTGTCATTTATTTTAAAATTTAATTAAATATTCTACTAATATAAATTTATGCATTAAATCGTCAAATTTTACAGTCGGTTCCTTGCTTAATCTGACATTTGTAATTACATTTGCAGCAGAAGCAGCAAAAGAATCAATAAAAGATTCTGTTGTCCTTTCAACACGCGAAACATCTATAGCATGACCATGACGAGTAGAAGTTTCTGTTCCAGAAACTGCTCCAATTTCAGTGTTCGCAGAAACAAAAATATCACCAGATGTTCCGCTTTGAGTATCATTACTATTCCATGGACCGCTTCTTAAAACAGCACAATTGGAATAATGAGCATGACTTAAATATGCTATAGCACCAATATCTTCAGTTTCAACTGCAGGTGTTAAAGTGCTTGTAAAATTCATTGCATTTGAAAAAGAAACTTCAGTTCTACCAACCTGAAATGATCCTTCGTAAAATATTTGAATATCATTACCTTGATTTAATTCAACATCAGCAGCTAGTCCCACTACAGGAACAACATTTCCAAATCTATCTTCCGTAAATAAATTATTATATCCACCAGAAAATTGAGCAGCATTAACAAATTTAGCTCCAAGATCTGGAACCTGAAATTGTCCATCTGAGAAATCTAAATTTGGTTCTTGTAATTCGATATTATCTTTCTTAAATTTACATGCTTGTCCACTACCAACAATTCCTTGCAACACAGGAAAATCTTTACATCTATAAATTGCACCATTACATTTCAAATATCCAGCTGGAGCATATTGTTTAAAGTCTCCACCACCAGGATTACTACCAGTTAATGATCTAGCGAAAGGAATTACTGCTCCAGAAAAAATGCCATATTTTGCTTTTTCTGCTGTATAAAATACTACTGCCATTTTAGTATGCTCTGATAATGTATATTAAATTACATGAAGATGTTTCTCGACTAGGAAACGTGACACTAGCCATTTCATTAAGACTCTCATTCAACGGTTTCACATCACCCAATTGTATATTATTAGTGTTTATAATATTTGGTGCAGTCATGGATCCACGTTTAATCTCAAATGGAGTAGCATCATGTGCATGGGCGAGAGCATTTCCAACAAAATTAAGACTTTCTGAATTTAAAGTAACCGGATATCCGAATAAAGCACCGCCCGTGCTGCCAGGATCGTTTGGCGAGGCCGATGATGTCATAGATTTAGAGACTCCAGTATTTCTAGATTGATCTGACTCTATGACATCATCGCTACTTTCGATGAAATTGCGAACTGGACTATTTAATGTTGCCATCTGACCAGTAGCATAATTATTTGCACCTCCTGCTTGAAAATTTACTCCCCATCCACTACCACCTCTACTTGCAACTCTACTAAATGAAGAAGCAAAAAATCTAGCATTTCCATTAGCTTCAATAGCATAATATGAAAGTGCAAAACAAGATCGGGTTGGACTATCAGTTGCAGGGTCAGTTCCATATGAGTTACATAGACCACCCCTAGAGTTTGATCCTTTTTGAGTAATAGTTTTATAAGTACCCGAGTGGTTATGAGAGGCCATATGATGATCACCAAGAACTCTACCAACAGTAGTAACAACTTCACTATAAGAAGGATCATTGATTGATTGCCCCTCAAATGTTCCTGAAAATTTCGTGTTGTCTGTAGGGATTATTTCAGCTCTCAAATCAAAATTGCAAGATGCTCCTTCATTTATAGCATCATTTCCTACATCATTGGTATTATTAATTTTACTAATATAATTTGATGGGATATTACCTGATGGTAAATTGTTTTGCATATTAGTGGCAATATCCATTACAGAACCAGAAATATTAGGAACTTTAAAAACTCCCGTTGTCGAAGTACCATAATCATACTGGTTTCCAATTACCTCAAAAAGATCAGAATACACACCTTGACTATATGTTCTACCATTACAAACTAGCCAACCTGCCGGAATAGTTCCGGGAGATCCAGCATAAGCAACAATAGTTCCAATTGCTGTTCCTTCATTTGCTCTTAAATTTGTATATGATACAGTCATAGTATCAAACCTCCATTAGGAACCATGCACCGCCATTACAAACGAGACCAAACGCAGCACTTGGTGTATTTACAATAAGTTCACCACCACTACTATAACCAACTCCAGAACTAGAACCTTGAACAGATTGACTACTACTTCCCCTAATTTTAAGGATAGTATTATAACTTAAATTCCCATTTGTATCAATAAATCTAATCATATCACCCTGAGTTCCTGAAGGTAACGTGCAAGTTAAAGTTCCACCACTGCTTACAGCAACAAAGTAATTTACATTAGCAATTGCAGTAAAGTTAGAATTTCGTGAGTCCCATCGTTTTGCACCAGTTACAGTATAAAATCCCGTAATATTTGCCATATTAACGGATCCATCACTATTTATCTTAAATCTTTCATTCGCTCCAGAATTAACAGTAAGTTCACCACCATTAAGGACTAGAGGACCGTTAATTGTAGACTCTGCAGTTCCCGTAATACTAAGATTTCCGTTACCAGTAATATTTCCATTAACAGTAAGACTACCGTCCAGTTGGGTATCACCAGTAACATCTAGACTATCTCTAACATTTACTACACTACTTGTATTACCAATATTAATAGTTTCTGCACCAGTAAGAACATTTGCAGTAGATACAGAAGACGATGTTAATAAATTAAATGTTCCTGTATTACTTGTGGTAATATCACCACCATTAACTGCAAGATCTCCACTAATAGTAGTATTTCCAGTTACTGATAGTGCTCCACTAATTGATGCATCATCAGTAACAAAGAGATCATCACCAACACGCAAATCAAGAGCAACTGAAGCACCGCCATCAATAATTAGAGCACCTGTTCCAACACTAGTAGAATTTGCATTTGATTCAACCTTCAGTGTTCCATTGTTACCATCACCAATAATGGTATTACCGCTTTGGGCATCAACTTCAAAGAATGTAGATCCAGTTAGAGTATTCTTGATCTTAAAGTCATTACCAACAGTAAATGTTCCACCAACTTCTCCATTTCCAGTAACGTTAAACGTTGCTCCAACAACAAGACTATTTCTAATTGTTGTGGTGCCTGTAGTAGCACCCATATTAATTGAAGTTGCACCGCGAGCAAAATTAACATTAGCTGGTGTAATGTCTACAATACTGAATGATGATTCATCCGTAGTAATTGCATTACCATTAACCGCAAGATCGTCACCAATCGTAGCAGCACCAGTTGTTGTTAAAGAACTACCAACAGTTAGAGATCCAGAAAATAAAGCATTGCCAGTATCAGAAGCAAGAGTAAATTTGCCATTATTCATGTTGATATCACCAATACCAGCAATATCCCCACTAGAAGAATCAATTGTAAAGATATTACTGTTAATGGAGAAATCTCCTGTAAGTGCCATCGCACCGGCAACAGTATTTCCGTTAGATGCAGTAACCTCAAAGCTACCACCACCAATAATCAAATCTTCCTGTAATATGAGTTTCTTAGCAATAGAAACACCACCAACAACAATTAGAGAAGCATTTCCTATAGCAGTTGCATCAATGCTCGATTGAATTGTTAAGGATCCTTCTCCACTATTAACAGCACCAATAGAAACATCCCCAGTATCTGCAGTAATTACAAAGGTTCTCAGTGCTACCGGAGTATCATTATTTTCAACATAGAAATTACCTTTAAGTGTAAGATCACCAGTAAAATCAGACTCACTACCAGTTGTAATACCACCATCTAGTTCCAAATCACCATTAACATCTAAATCAGTTCTAATTGTTGTGAGAGCACCAGCAGAATCTGCGCCAATTGTTATAATTGTTGCACTAGTGAACGCATTAATAGTTGTAGAATCATTTAAGATATTAAATATTGGGGCACTAGAAGTAAGATCCGCACCTGTAATTTCAACATCACCTGTAATTGTGGCGTTTCCACCAACCGTTAAGTTAGTTCCAACTGATGCTGAAGTTGTAACAGTAAGAGTTCCACTACCAGAACTACCGATAGTAGTATTACCAGTCTGAGCATCAACAAAGAATTCAACAGGACCATCTGGATCTAAACTATTTTTAATAGTGAAATCATCACCAAGTGTTAATTTACCACCAAATCTTAAGTCACCACCAACAGAAAGAACACCATCAATGTTGAGATCAGAGTTAAACTGTGCATCACCATTGACTTCTAGTTCTCCATTGATGTATGTGTTACCATTGTCAGTATCAACTCTGAACTGATTAGTCGTAGAAGAACCATTTCTGATTCTAAATTCTTCATTAGCAGCATTAATGAATACAGAATCGTTGACCGTTACTGCATCTTCTACTAGAAGTGTTCCTCTAATGAAGGAGTTACCATTCTTTCTTACATAGAATTGAGTAGTGCCATTAACATCAAACTTCATCAAGTTTGAACTTGCATTTGAATCAGTATCTGTGACACTAACCTCAATTGCATTGAATGTTGTAGCAGAAGAATTCCAAGTAGAAGTAGAACGAAGAACGCTTACATCAGAGGTGAGAGTTCCCTGCTGAACTGTAATTTCTCCATCACACATATCAACCTTGAAGGTATCAATGGTTGCATTACTTAGGGTAAAGTGTCTATTAGCAGGAGTTGCAGAACATGTTCCAATAAATTCTAATGGACCATATACAGTAAGACCACCATTTCTTACAGAATTACTGACTACAGTTGCACCAGTAACAGAGTCAATCTCAAAGGTTACATTACCGTCACCATCTTCAACATATGTTCTCTTATTAAATGCACCAGTAGAAGCAGTAACTCTAATTGCCTCACCAGTGCTGCCAGTGCCAGATCTAGACAACCATAAGAAATCTCCAATTGCAAGACCACCACCAAACTCAGCAAGATTAAAGTTATCATTTGCACCTGCTCCATCTGAAGCTGATGTCAACCATGTTGCATCAATAGAAACATTTACTTTTCTAACAGCAGTTGTATCTGGATGATTATCATTTGTTGGTAAGAATACTCCATAAGGAAGTCTCTCAACAACAATGTAGTAAGGAGCAGTATTTACTTTAGTAAGACCACCAACAGCAATTCTTAAAATTTCTGGATGAGTTCCAGTTCCCTCTGGAGAATCAATAATAATGTCATCATTTTCTTGCCAATCTGCAAGTAGATCATTGTTTAGTGATGCAAGAGGAGACTTCTTAAGTGGTAGATAGTATCTTTTTCCAGTTAGATTTAAAAGTGGATTACCATTATCATCATTTACACCTGGAGGTGCAATCTGGAATGAGGTTGCGCCCCAAGTTCCAGCACCAGCAGTATCAAGATCAATATCATATCCAGTAACAAATCTAGCAAAGTCTACATTATTATCTAAAGGAGCATTAATCTGACCAATATGAGAATCAATGATAGAACCCATTCTTGCTCTGTCAGCATCAAAGTTAAATGACGCTGTTCCACCATTATGGAATAGATCACCTCTAATTTCAGCAGTAGCATCTACCTGAAGACTGTTTCTGATAGTTGTTAAACCGCCTTGACCAGCAAGAATTAAAGTTGATGCATTTCCTGCAAGTGTAACATCAGATGCAACACCAGAATTAGATAGGAAGTTAACTTTTCCTGCATTAGTTGTAACTTCAAGTGTATCATTGAGTGTCTTATTCTCACCCATCGATACATCACCAAACATGGCAGTATATCTGTTTCTAATTCTGAATACAGATGTTCCAGTAGTTCCTAAGTAACCACCACCAAATTGTAATACAGATACATTACTTGCATCAGTAGAACTTCCACCAAAATCAAATTTCAAATCAGTCGAACTAGTTGCAATATCCCATGCTAATGTCTGTGTTGATGTTAACCAGTTAAAATCTGCAGTTGTATTATTAGATGCAAAATCAAAATTTAATGTTGCAGCTTCGTTTGCAACTTTCAAATCAAGAGTTGTTGTCTCATTTGCAATTTCTAAATCTTCTACTCTAGCAAGTGCCTCAACAGTTTCTGCATAATTAGCAATAGTTAATGTTCCAGTAAATCCAGACTCATTAAGGATATTAACAGTTCCAGTGGTAATAGTGGTTTTTAAAGATACTGTGGCAGAACCACCAGCACCATCTAAATTAATATTTGATTGGAATTGAACATTATCAGTAAATCTAGAGTTACCGATAACAACAAAACTTCTATTTAAATTAGTAGAAACTGAACTATCAACACGAGTATTAATACCAACTCTACCATTATTGGTAGTCATTACACGGAAAGTTGCTGCTGAATCTGGGGTGTCGCTAGTTCCACCAACAATCAATGCATTATCTTGTTCTGTCTCAGTCTTACTCAATCCAGCGTTACTAGGATCAGTAAAATTAAGATTTTTCTTGCCACTAATGAATACATTACCAACAACATCTAAGTTAGCACGAGGATCGGTTGTTGCAGAATCAACAAATGCATTATTATATGATGTATGTGGAGCACGAGCAACAGTATTGATACCTAGTCTATAGTCACCAATATTAGAAACTTCAGTTCTAATTGCACTAGAACCAATTACACCAAATTCTCTCCAATCAGTTTCACCTAGTTCTAACGATGCACTACCAGGCCATACAAGAGTTGCTGAAGAGACAGTATTTGTTACAATAATTTCTACTGTATTACTTGTTCTACTAAATCCGCTATTTTTAACTGGCCAAACACCATTGAGTGCAGTAACTGGATGACCTTGAATTCTAATAAAAGAATTGGCATAAACTCCAACATTACCAATATTACTGTTTAGAAGTGAACCACTCCAAGTAATTTCAATAACATTGGTTCCATCAGTTTTTGTTTGTGCAATATTTGCATCTGGAATTAATACATACTTGTTTGAATAGATCCAACCAAGTGATCCAGATCCACCAATTTCTGCACCTTTAAGAAGCATATCTCCTGGAGTTGGATCTTCTCCGGCATATGAAACAATCTGATCGTTTCCAAAAGTTGCACCTTGATCTGGAGTTTTATTAGATGGTGCAGTTTGATAAGAATGTGTCTTGAGTAAGTATGGTTGACCAGGATTGCCAGAATTACCTCTAGGATTGATACTAAAGATAGCAGCATCAATTTTGTTCTTAGTAAGAACAATATCACCTTCTAGTGGATTGGGGAATGCTGCTCTAGAAAGCGTAGGATCATCACCAGCACCAATCTTACTATAGATTCTTAATGCTTCACCTTGATTAGATTCAATATTGATCTCAACTTCATCATTGAAGAATGATTTTCCATTAACACTGATTTTATCATTGAATGTAACTGGTGTATCAAACGTCGTTACAATCGAACCGAGATCATCATCATCGTCATCTTCAGTGACTAGATTTGCAGACTCAAGGAACGTCTCTTCGCCTGTAATAGCGTTAATCTTACGGTTACCGATATAAAGGTCACCGTTAGAGTTTAGACCCGTATAGAAGACGACACCGCCATCTTCTTTCTTTGATTGTGCATAGAAATCTTGTTTATCCGTAAGAATAACTTCCTGACGGAGTGGGAAACCAGTTGAGTAGTTACCTGGACCGAATCCAAGATACTCAAATGTGTGGTTACCAGATCTAGCAATAGATGGTCTACGAAGTTCAACGTATAGTTTACTTGCAGAAGGTGTAATTTGATCACCATAGATAGGAATTTTTCTATCTTCAGCACCCGATGTAGCATTACCAGATTGAGCACGGATTCTATGATCAATAGTGTTGGAATTACTATCTACTAAAGTATTAGTATAAAGAGATCCAGTGCCAAGGTTTTCAATAAGATCTAATGTAGATTCTCTTGTTTCACTGTTTTTGTAATCATTAACTGTAACAAGACCATGGACATAGTTGTCAGCAGAAGAAACAGTTTCTGGTGGATCAACTAACGAAGAATCTAATTCCTGGAACCAAAGAGGATCATTCTTATAGTTTAAAGGATATAATTGAGAAATAGGTTGAGAGAATTTAAAGTTTTTAAAGTTCTCGCCAACACCAGGACCCTGTGGGAATGGTGAGATATTACCACGAATACATGTTAGATAGTAAACACCATCTTGCTGACCTGGAATTCTCTCCTGTAGTTCGTCAATATCAAAAACATAGAAAGTATCACTGAAATCTTCAACGTCGTCAACTGAAGAAATTTCATATTGAACATTTCCACCATCGGTTGCAACTGTAATTCTATCACCCGGAATAGCAGTATATACACCAGCTCTAGGAATAGCATAGAGATAATCATCTCTTAGAGACTTACTCTTACCATCTGGATCACCAATACTATCTGGTTTTGCTGCTAATCTGGTTGTTACAGTTCCTCCTTGCTGAGAGAATGTAGTATCAGTAATAGCATTATACTCTAGAGTCCCAGTAACATCCTTAAGAATCATGTAATAGTCGGTTGTTTGTGCATCGACTACATGAGTAATAACACTTTGAATATAACCTGCTCCAGAACAATTTCCGGTCCAAATTACTTCGTTATTAGCATTAGATAAAGTTGTATTAGAGAGGAATGTTCCACCTTGAGGTTCAGTTATCTTAAGTGCATAGAATAATCTACCTCTTAGATTTTGGTTAATTACTCTGTGATCAATTACAGTTAACTCTGCGTATTCTGTTCCATCAACAGTTTTCTTACGAACACTTTGAACATCAAAAGCAAGTTTTGATTCAGTTTCAACAGTTACGGCATCAATATATGGATCATATGTAGGAGTAATTGACGAATATTCGTTTTCTTTAAGTCCAAGAATTTCATCAGATTTGTTTTGTGCAGGATTTCTTAAAGGGCAGAATGATGGTGCCGCGCCAACTGGTTTTAGAAGTAATCTCTGTGGAACTAGTCTTCTGGTTTCGTCAGTTCTTAACTTGATAACAAAACCATTAAGAGGATCACGAACTGTTGATAGATATTCGGGAATAACATATCTTAAACGATAAACACGATCTTCTTTTTCTCTTTGGTCATCTAAACGCTCATACCAGGTATCATTAGTTCTTTGCTTACCAGACGAATCATCATAATCAGAAAGATGGAATCTGTATAAAATAGAATCTGTTCTTGGTGAACCACCACTAGACTCATCTTCAACATTTAAATACCAACTACCAGTGGTTCCTTTTGTAGGATCAAATCTTAGAGGTGATTCTCTTTTATCACAGAAAACATAGAAGTTTGATCCACTACCAGGAGTAAAAGAAACATTTGCAGAGTTATTGACAGCATCGGTAAATGATGTATGGATAGTGAATTTCTTCTGTGCAATAGAATCTGTATCTTTCTCATATCTTGCATAAAATACTTGCTGATCATCAAGTGTTCCACCACCAGCAATCTGTGGCAGTGCAGAACCAGGAATATCAGTTGCTGCTCTAAAGAATACAGCATGGGGTAAAGAGTTTGCACCTGGATTATCAAAGATATGAGAAACATCAGTCTCAATAATACCAGCAGAAGCAACATTACAAGTATATCTGTGCAGATCATACTTACCATCAATTACATATTGATAGAGATCAATTTGAACATCATTATCAATTGCATCTGTTTCTGGGGAGTAGATGTATATACCTGCTGCAGCATTTTCAGGAGAAGTTGCAAGCATTAACTGCGTAGCATCTGCTCTAGTAAATGATCCTGTAGAATAATCATACGGATAAGTCTTTCTACCAGGAGCAATTACATAATATTTTTTGTTTGTGCTAAATCCATTCGGTAGTCTAATAAGTCTCTTATCTGGATTTGTTCCTGTTTTTGCTCTGGGGACAAGTCTTACAGCTGTTCCAGTTTCAAATAGGTGTGGGTTAGAAGATCCACCACCAGTATTAACAGTAAATACTGTTGATCTTACAGCAAGATCATCAGTATTAACAGATGATTCACGACGTTCTACACCATTACCGGTTAGACCATTTGATAATATTGACGCAATATCAGCAAAATAACTTTGCAATAAAGTAGAAATATTTCCACACTCAGGATATGCAGTATCTTGAGTGATAGTATCGTCTGCAATAGGTGCTACAGAAGTATCATAATACCCCTGAGTCATATCAAAATAGATATATGCATTGCTATTAGTTCCACCAGCAATAATAGCGCCAGCATTTGTAGCAACTCTAATTTGACTAGAGTTAACAATTTCACTAATAAATGCACCCGTAGGAATTCTAGTAGTATTTGGAGTTGCACCACTGTTTAGTTTGTTGTTGGTAAAATCAGTCTGTGCATATTCAGCAACAGACATACCAACAATAAGTCCTGCAGTATCACCAACATCAATAACAGAAGAACCACCAGTAATAACACAACCTACGCCACCACCAACAGGACCAATTAGATAGTCCCAGTTACGCATTGCTGCAATACATAGGTTCTTAACATAATCAAATGATTCTAAAGTTTCAGTTTTTTCAGAATCAATATAATCAAGTGATCCGCCAATAAAATATGACTCTGCTGCTTGAATAACATTAATATTAGATGTAGCAGTGTAGTCACCAGGAATAGCACTAGTATCAAGAGTAAGTCTTAAATCTTTGACAACAGAATCAACAATTAATCCAATGTCTCTTTTACATTTACCAATCTCAATCGTTCCTGTAAAACTTGGATCAGTTGGATCTAAGTAAGTATATTTGTTGATAATATACTCGTATGCTTCGTTCTGAATGAACTCTCTATTATCGTTAATTTGGTTAGCAGAATCCTGTGCTTTATTGTCAATAAAGTTTCCAATAGTAACAGGATTTAGTGTGCTTAATGCAGTAGAATATGTCTTGAATCCACTTGGTGAAAGTGTCGCACTAAATTCAGATGGACCTGCAGGAACTGCAGGATCTAATTTAGCATAAAGTTTTTCATATCTTTTAGAACCAATTCTAAACCCACCGATCGTTGCTGCTGGACGTTTTTCTGCATTTTCATTAGCAGATCCCAAATATAGTCTAGTATGATTACTTGCATCATTAGAATCGGGAATTCCTAGAACATAATACTGAACTTTTTCTGCAGTTGCTCTAGAGTCGTTAAGAATTTTTGGAGGAATAATATCAGTAATATATCCACCTTTGTCTTGGTTAAAAGCAAATCCTTTATGACCAATTGCATGAAGTGAAGTATTACCGAAGTTGGAGTTTGAGTTTGTGATGGACATATCTCCACCACTTTCCATCAGGAAGTGGTCAAAGAAACCAACAGCAAAGACCGAGACGCACTGAATAAATGCATCATCTGATGCACGAATATGGAAGTTTCTCCAGTCATCCTTCCAATATGCATCACCCTTAGTGTGATAAGGAACTGTTGCAAATGCATCAGTTAGTGATGCTTCATTCCAAGTATTGGTAAATCTATCATAACGAATGAATGCACGATCGTCTTTTTGAAGACTAACTCCAGTATATTGAGCTACGACCATGCTACGGAATCCAGTAGCTTTGGCACCATTAGCCCACATGCCACACTGTCCCCAGGTGGATCTAATTGAGCAGTTAAAGACATATGGTGATGCAGACTCAACAGAGTCAATCTCTGCCAGTGCAATAGCATTAGCACCAAGTGCATTAGGAACCGTTGTTGAGTTGTAAGTATTACCAGAAGTAAGACCTACAGCTGCAGATACTTTATCGATATAATATGTAAATACCTTAGGATCAGTTACACCAGCAAGACTGATATTAAATGTTCCATTAAGTTCATCATCAAGAGCAGTATTCAATACCGCAACATACTGGTTCTCGAAATAACCATGCTCAATTTTAGTCGTGATAGTAATCTTTGCACGAGAAGCACCAACATCTTCAATTTTAAGACTATCAATGCTTCTACTATCAGACAGAGGTCCAACAATTCTATTTTCTTGAACTAGTGCATCCAATTCACCAACATCATCAATTGTTGGTTGGAACTTACTAAATGCTTTACCAACTTTCTCGTAGTAAAGATCTAGTTCTTTATTTTCTGCATACTCCATGATGCAGATCTTGTGGTGAGAATATTCAGGAACTACAAGACCTGTTCCATCTGGTTGTGAATATACTTTACCAATTCCTTCTGCACTATTGTAAAGTGGGGAAGTATCCAGTAAATCACCATCTTTGATGGTAAACTGCCAAAGATAACAACCACCAGTTAGGTTGAAGATAGAAGTTCTTCCAACATTTTTATCTGCAGGATTAGGAACATAAAGAGGACGAATTACTGTTCTTCTAAGGTCATAACCAACCAAAGAACATCCTCTAGGAACAATAGCACCACCAGTGGTAGCGTTGAACTTATAAAGAACGTT